GGCCGACACCATATATTACTCCTATAATAAACAACCTTAAAAAACAGCTTAAATGAAGCCACAATTTGACAATCAGATAATGTCCAGCATGCTGCTCTGGTTTGATAATAAATTATTGACCAAAGGAGAGGCTTTTCAAAATACAACGGGGCAGTTTTATAGTGTTTCTGATGATTATTATGGATATTATGCATTCGCAAGTTCTTATTCTCAAATTGTAAGCGACGCCTCTATAGCGGGGGGCGTTCTTCCTACAGGGGGGGCAGATGTTTTACCGTCAACTCCCGGATTATATATAGGGGGAACTTTTGTTGATGTCGGGACACCTCCTTTGGAAGCTATTGATTATAATAATGGGCGTTGTTATTTGAATCAAAGTAATTCGTCTGATATTACAGGAAGTTTTGCAATTAAGGATTTTAATGTATTTTTGACCAACCAGACCGAAGATGAGATACTTTTTCAATCTCAATACACAAACCGAAACCAAATTAGTGGAATAGTTCCCACGGGGCTTGAGCCTGATACCAAAACCTATCCTGTCGTATATCTTAAAAACGATGGAAGTTATAACGAACCGTTTGCTTTTGGCGGCCAAGATAATACGGTTATGAATATTAGGGCAATTGTGGTGGCAGATAGCCAGTTTGAGGTAGATGCGATAGGGTCAATATTCAGAGACCAACGAATGACAAATATTGCGTTGCTTGACGAGGCAGATATGCCTTTTAATTCATTTGGGGGGTATCGTAATGATGTTCAGTATAACTATACGGGAATAGCTGCCACCAAGAACGATTCTCAGCAAATGTTTCTCGAAGACGTTAATGTGTCGCGCTTCGATAGAACGCTAGAAAACGAAGTAAGAAAATTTAATCCCAATGTTTATTCTACGATAATTGATTTTGAAGTTAATAAAATTAGATTCCCGCGATTATAGTGAAATTAGTTCTCTTTTTGGCGTATTAACTGTAATTTAAAGTAAGAATTTGTAAAAGGACTTAAAATGGCTAGAAACAGAGTAATCTATCAGAGTGAGGCGGTTTACGTTACCCAGAGTGGTTATAACGGGGACTTGACAGCCACAAGCGGGAAAGAAGCTGACGGCATAAATATAGGTACTGCCAACGCTGCCGCGCGAGATGCAGTTATGGATTTGCATAGGGTGCAAAGCGCCAATTATAGCTTTAACATTACCCGACAGGATGTAAATCAGTTTGGTGAGCTAGCTGCAATTGACAGGATTATCACAGATACCCCAACCGTAAGCTTCGATACCTCTTACATTTTGGCTAATTTCGACAACGAAAATAAACTTGGGTTCGAGGTTACTCCCAGCGGAAGCTCAGCCTCCACTTTTGTTTCTTGTATTTCGGGACTTATTGATTCTTCAACGAATGCCCACCAAAAAAATTATTTTATTCTTACCGCAAAAGAGGGTGCCGATGCCGTAGACAACCTACACACAGGAAAATATGAGAGCGTAATTGGTATTGGGAACGGCTTCCTTACTTCATACAGTTCCGAAGCTTCCGTAGGAGGTCTTCCTACCGTGAGCGTCGGGGTGGAAGGTATGAACATGAATTTCAACACGATAGCTACAGGGAATCAGATTTCTTCTGTCTCGGGACCAGCCGGTGGCGGAAAAGGATTTAGAATAAACGCTGATTCTAGTGTGTTATCGGGAATATCGGGTATAAATCCAGCAATTGATCCCGAGAATGGTACCGCAATGCAAGGTGACGCCAGATTTGCGGTTTTACCTATCGCCACCCAAAACGCTTCCGGAGCAGGGGGAGGGTTGATTTCGGCTTTAAGGCCGGGCGATATTACTTTGAGTCTGATAGCCCATGACGCCGCCGCTGGGTTAGACGAGGTAATGGACAGTAGTGCAACTACTGATGATTTGCTGGTTGGTGCCGACGTAAAAGACGCTCACATTCAAAGTTATACTTTGAGTTTTGACTTGAGTCGTACTCCCATTCAGAAACTCGGAACTCGTTTCGCTTTTGCAAGGCCGGTTGATTTCCCTATTACGGCAAGTTTGAGTGTTGATGCCGTGTTGGCAGACTTAACCACGGGAACTGTTAGTGATTTGATTAATTGTGACAATAGTTACGATGCCGTAATTAAAATGAAAGATCCGAGTTTATGTAATGCGACAGCAACTAGCAAGCCTGTTGCCGTATCTTACTTGGCAAGAGATCTCAAGATAGATAGCGAATCATTTACGTCTTCAATTGGAGATAGCAAATCGGTTACTTTGGATTTTACATGCCAAATAGGTGGCCCGGAGCAAAAAACCGTTGGAGTTTTCATGAGTGGTTGGTATAATCAAGAAGGTCAATAATAAAAAGGTTTAAAAGATGCCAGTACGTAACAGAGTAATTTACCAAAGTCAGGCCGTTTACGTTTCGCAAGACGTAAACTGCACAGGGATAGCAACGGAAACAACTGATAACGTAGACCTCAATAGAATTCAAAGTTGTAATTACAGTTTCAATATAAGTCGACAGGACGTTAACCAGTTTGGTGAACTAGGGGCCATAGATCGAATTATTACCGATACTCCCACTGTCTCTTTGGATGGAAGCTACATGGTGGCTAACTTGGGTAACGAAGCAAAGTTGGGATTTAACGTTTGGGCAGGGCCGACAACGGCTACAAACTCTATCGTTTCCTGCATTTCGGGGATTGTCAATTCCGAAACAAATGACGGAGTTAAGAATTACTATATTGTTACAACCGCAGAAGGTTCTGACGCCATAGAGAACACCGTTAGCGGAAAGTACGAAAGCATAGTGGGGATAGGAAACGCAAGTTTGACTTCCTACTCTACTGAGGGCGCAGTGGGTGGATTGCCTACCGCGAGCTTCTCCGTGGAAGGTCAAAACATGAACGTCGTTCATACTCCTTATACGGGAATGTACGAAGGGTATACTGGGACTCTCGTAGGCCTTGATCCCGAAAAAGCGTTTAACCCCCTAGCTATTGATGGTTATGGTTACCGGACTGCGGGTCAGGTTGTCTTTACTGTCACTGGAGCGGCTCCAGTTGCGGGCGGCCCAGAACCCGTCACAGAAGGCCCAAACAAAACAGTTGAAATAACAGATGGTGTTTTTGTTGGGGCTTTGGGGGTTACTCGAACCGGAATCGCAGCTACTATTCCTTCCAACAAAGTGTTTACTCATGACGACACTGGTTCGGACGAAAAAACAATAACCCTGTCTAACATGGTGGAAAAGGGAGCTCAGCAGGTGATTGGAACTGTGGCTGGTGACGATTTAGTTACTGGGGATACTTTTACCGGGACTTTTGATGATGTCGTTGCTTATATTTCTGGCTCCAACCCCTCAATAGATCCCACGTTAGGGGTTCAGCCAACATGGCCCCCTACTAGCGGAGGAACGGCTCTTGCTGCACCGGTTGGCACAGATGAGCCCGTGGCCCCTATTATATTACCTGTCCCGACAACAAATTTAAACACTTCAGATGTCAACCCTAGTGGTTCTATTTCTACGTTACGCCCCGGAGACATTACGTTGACTTTGAAGCAGTCACCTTACGCAGACGATACTGCTGCTGGTGTACCGGGAGCTTCAATAACTAACGCTCATATTCAAAGTTATACCATAAGTTTTGATTTGTCCCGAACCCCTATTCAGAAACTGGGAAGTAGGTTTGCTTTTGCGCGTCCCATTGATTTTCCGATTAGCGCTTCGTTTAGTTTTGATGCAATTCTATCTGATTTAACCACGGGAAATATTGGTGATATTATAGATTGTGATACCAATTATGATGCGAGGGTATCTCTCAAGAATACGCCAGATTGCAATGCGCCTACCGTGAAAGATGAGATTATAGTTTATGACCTCAAAAGGCTTAAACTGGATAACCAATCTTTTTCGTCCTCTGTCGGAGACAATAAAACCGTAACCTTTGATTTCACATGTCAAGTGGGAGGACCGGAGCAGACGGATGTTGGAGTCTTTATGAGTGGTTATTCTACCGAGCTGGCACAGCAATAACGTAATAGCCCTTTAAAAATATTTTTATTAAAATCCCCCCTTGGGGGATTTTTTTTGTTTATATAGTGTAACTTATAGTAAGATATAAGGTAAAAGGTATGTCAAAGGAAAAAGGCCCAGATAGGGATATTATCAATAATTTTTTCGCGTTTCAAACCCGGCGAAAAATAACGAACCTTTATAAACAATTCTTCTTCATACTAGAAGACCTTCAGGTCAACGGAATAACAATCCCAGAAGAAACCCACCAAAGAATTCGCAAGAGAATCCTCGATTTAGGCAATGATTGCATCCGAGAACTAGAAGAATACTTTGAAAAATTCATAGAATATAACGATAATAAACCAAAATGAAGCGTATATACGAGTTCACCGTAGATAAAGAAGAAACCGTCAAGGAAGAATCCGTCGAGAAGAAAAAAGACGGTACGGAAGTTACTACAACAAAAGACGTCAAGAAGGATGTGCCGCACAAATTCTTTTTGCGCCGTCCTACCCGCGCAATGACTGACGAGGCTGAATTATATTACGGGGTGAGGCTTGCAGAAGGAATTAGAGCGGGCCTTTTAACACGAGCATTGCTCGAAAAAAGGTTCGAAAATGATGGGGGAACCAGAAGTGACGACGAAAATGAAGAATATAAGAAGGTAATTGAAAAACTTCAAGGGTTTCATAAAGAACAGTCCAAAATACTCGAAATTAGCGAAAAAAAGAGGACCCCAGCGCAAAAAAAGAAAATCAAAGAATTGGATAAGGAAATTAAACCCGCGCGAAGATCTTTAAGGGACCTACAGCTAGTGGAAGATAGTCTTTATGAGGAGACTGCCGAGAGTCGCGCTAGAAATAAGGTAATTTTGTGGTGGATGTTAAATCTCGCGCATGAAGAAAAAGGCTCCAAGGACATCGAATTTTTTGGGGAAGGTGATTTGGAGGCAAAATTTGAGCGATATGACGAAATTGATGAAGGGGATGTCCTATTTGATGTGCTCGTAGCCCGAAAATTTGCTTATTATGTCAGTTTTTGGTTTGTGGGAAGACCCAATACACAAACAGAGTTCCAAGAAATGATAGATCTCGCCTTGAAGCTGGATGAGGAAGAGGGCAACGAGGAAAACGAGGAAAACGAGGAAAAAGAAACAAAAAAAGCAAAGTAAAGTGCTCTTCCCCTTAAATTGATGGAAAAAGCAGGTTTAAAAGTTGTTTTTTCAGAAGTGTTGAGGGGGTATAGCCTTGTTGATTCCCCCTTGTTCGGGAAAGTTCGAGTCAAACATTTTAACAACTTCGACTCGGCAGAATTAGATATAAAAAATAAAGCTTTTTTCGACAAAGCAGTGGAAAAGGGTCTTACCACGCGAAAAGATCGTATAGACTACCTCCTAAAGGAGAATATTTGGACACAAGAGGAGAACAAGGAAATCCTCAACACCAAAAGTGCCATTGCGGGATTGCAAAAAACCAAAACAAAAATTTTTCTTCAGTCCCATATAGATCAAGCCAACCGGGAGCTCGAGAGACAGGAGCTCCAACTCTTCGAACTCAACTCTAAGAAAGAAGATTTGATTGGTTTTACAGCGGAGTCTTACGCTTCAAGAAGAATCAATGAATATTATATGTTTAACGCGTTATTAAGTGAAAATGGGGGGAAATTATTTTCAAGGGAAGAATTTGAGGATCTCGAAGAACAACCAATGATGGAACTCATAGGCTTGTATAACAAAACCACTAACAAGTTTAACTCTAAGACTCTAAAGCTAATTTCCGTTTCCGGGTTTTATACTAGTTTATTTTATTTGTGCGAAAATAACGCTCACATATTCTATGGGAAGGCTCTTGTAGATTTAACTTTTTATCAAATTGAACTTTTCGGTTATGGGAGGTATTACAAGAGTATGACGGAAAATTCAGACAACAAACCTCCAGAAGAGATCTCCCGGAGTCCCGAAAGACTTGTGGAGTGGTTTGAGTCGACCAAAAGCGCCAAAGAGACGTTGGATAAATCTGAGACAACGGGAAAAGAAGGGTCCGCGATGTCGCTGGTGGGTGCTTCTAAGCAAGATCTCACCCGCTTAGGTTTAGATAACCCAAATGAAACTATAAATTTAGCCAAAAAGGCTGCTGAAAAAGGTGGAAGGCTTTCCATGGACGACTTAATGAAACTTCACGGCGTTTAAGTTAAAATTAGTGTAATTATCCCTAGGAATATGGCTAAGGATAAAATTACTATTGAACTCGAGATTGAGAGTAGAAGAGCTCAGCGAGAGGTCGACAAAATCCAAAAACAAGTTAAGGCTCTCGGGAAAAGCATGGGGGTGTCTATGGGTGGGGGGAAATCGGGGGGAGCAGACAAGGTTAGAGCTCTGGGAACCGGTCTTTCCAAGGCCACAGTTAAGGCTGACGAGTTTAGCAAGTCGATGGAGGCTTCCAATGCCCGCGTTATAGCTTTCGGGGCCTCTGCGGGGCTAATAATGGGGGTTGATCGAGCCTTAAGAGCGATGGTTGCTTCCGCCATCAAAGTCGAGAAAGCCATGATGGATGTTAATATCGTCATGGACCTCAATAGCAAACAATTAGAGAAGTTTGGGAGAGGAATGTTCAAGGTTGCCAAGGAAACGGCCCAAGGCTTTGAAACGGTGGCGGAGGCGACTACTGAATTTGCTCGTCAAGGTTTGGGGATGGAAAAAACCTTAGTGCGAACCAAAGACGCGCTTATTTTGACTCGGCTTACAGGAATGAACGCTGCAGATTCCGTTAAGAGCCTTACTGCGGCCGTAAACTCGTTCAATAAAGAAGGGGTAACTTCCGCCCAAGTAATCAACCGTATGGCAAAGGTTGATCAGAAGTTTGCTGTAAGTTCTGAAGATTTAGCTAAGTCCATTTCCCGCGTGGGAGCTTCCGCTGTTGCCGCTGGTGTTAATATGAACGAGTTAATGGCCATTACTACGGCTGTGCAACAAAGAACTGCGCGTGGTGGTGCTGTTATTGGTAACGCTTTTAAGACTATTTTTACGCGTATTCAGCGTAGTGATGTGAAGACTCGTTTGAGGGATTTGGGGGTAGCCATTACCGATAACAACGGCAAAATGCTTTCAGGAATGAAAGTTCTCCAAAATTTGGCTAATGAGTTTGATAATTTAAGTCGCGCACAAAAATCTCAAATATCAGAAAACGTAGCTGGTGTGTTTCAGGTGAATATATTGAAGGCGGCATTGGCTGATTTATCCCAAGAAACGTCAAACTATAAGGGAGCGTTAGAGGCAGCCAGCTCGGCGACTGATGAGGCCTATCAGAAGAATGAAAAATTAAATACAACCTTAGATACTCTAGTTAACAAAACATTGGTTAATTTAACACAAGCGGGAGCTACGCTTGGTGGAGCTACTCTGGGTCCCGCAATAGAAAGGGTACTTAATACCGTAAATTCTACAATAGAAGCTTTCGGTAAAGAGGGAAGATTCGCGAGCTTTGGTGAAGGGCTTGGAAAGGATCTCTTGGCTGGAATAGGGCGCTTTATGTCAGGACCGGGGGTGGCGCTGGCCACTGCCGTCTTTGCTAAACTAGCTTTGAGCCTCGGTAAATTTGCCTCACAGGCGTTTAAGGACATTTTGGGTATAAATGACGCAACCAAACAGCGTGCCGCCTTGGAAGAAGCTGTTGTTCAAACGATAATGAAAGAGCCCGGCCTTTTAAATAAGGTAAAGAAGGGGACGCTCGATATTAAAACGCTTGAACAAGATATTTTAACCACTCTTAAGTTACAAAGCGCCGAAAGAGCCAAAATGCAGGCTTATGCGGCCCCGGTTGCAAAAGCTTTAGGAAAACGAGGGGTTGTTACTGGATCCAAGGGGGTTACTATAAAGCCACCCGGAAGAGCGGGAGGATTTGTGCCGAGTTTTGCGGCGGGCGGTGAAAGGGCCGCGGCAGCAGCCGGGGGTTATGCTGCTGGTGCTATAAAGACCATGAATCAGCCGGGGGCAGGATCTGTAATGTACAATTCTGCCGAAACAGTTAAACGTTTTCCCGGAATGTCCCAGTCAGCAATCATGCCGCCACAGGGAAGCCCTGCTGGAGCCGGATATAAGGCTGCGTTTGGTGCGGCTCATGGTTTTGACCCCTATGCTGGCGCAGGTTTTATCCCTAATTTTCCAAGGGTCTCGACGAAGAGGAAAAAAACCGCGGCTGAGGTCCAAGAGGAGGAGATCATGAGGAACAAGAAGAAGTATAAAGAAGTTCCTCATACTATACATGTAAATTTACAGAGCAAGAAAAGAGATATCGGTATAGTTACCGAACATGGATCCGACGCCAGCCCAATTGAATACCGTCAAGATATGAAGGGCAAAACAGGAATCCCTCAGTTAGCGAGTCACCCGAGTATTAAGAGTTTAACGGACAAAGGAAGGATGTCTAAAGATGGGCGTCTTCATAAACTTAGTAATATAAAATTTAACGTACGTGGTATCCCGATTGTTCCCCTTTTCCCTATAGGGGACGATTCAGGAGGAGTCTTCGCTCGAGATAAGGTGGAAGGTTTTAAACCCTTGGAAACTGCTTTGAATAAATACGCCAAGACACTTTCGGCCAAAATGTTTAAGGGTGGAACCGCTCCCGAAATAGCTCCTTTTAAAACTAAAGATTTAAATAATGGAACAATGGGGGATATTTTCGAAGCCGGACTAAGGTCTGCTGTGGGCGGTAATCCCTCGGAAGACAAGGCGGCTGCATTCGATTTTAGTGGAGCTGCTTATGCTCCCCAGAGGCTTATAGAATTTTTAAATACAAAAAATGCGAACCTGCTGGATGTGAAATCCAAGATAGAAAGCAAAATAGGGTTTGAGGCCGCCAGTAGCGGTCATCTTCCGAAAAAATTTATTAACGACGCGTTAGCTGCTGAACAAGGCAAAGGTGAGCGGGTAGGGTCTAAGTGGTCGAGTATTATGGCCAATATCACAAAGCAATTCAAGACCAAGGCTGGAATCAGCTCAGCAGCAATGGGCTTCGTCCCAAATTTTTCTCCTTTAACTGATGCCGTTGGAAGGGAGATGACGGCTGGAGTTCCAGCCTCTGCGATAAAGGTGGGGTCTAATCCCGCTTTGAAGTCTTCAGGCAACCGGGGAGGGTTGGGGGTTTATAATACTATAGATGAGCCCGGCGGTCTTGGCCAAGGAATTTCAAGGTCCAGATCTCAAGGGATGAACCCTAAAACTCATGGGGCCGCTGGAGGTTTTGTTCCTAATTTTCCCGCGCCTTTAGTAATAGGCCCTATTTTGAAAGCGCTGGCGTGGATCGGCACCGGAATAATGTCGCTGTTGCCATTTATCAAAAAAACAGCAACGGCAACTAGTAAGACCGCTACGGCTGCGGCGGCCCCCGCCAAAGAGTTTGCTTCAAAGCATAGCACTATAGCCGGTGTGTTGGGATACGGGGTAATGGATCAATTAGCAGGAGCGGGACCGGGTGGTCAAGTCGCTTCTACTATGGGGTGGATGGGTGGTGCCGGAGCCGCCATGGGAGGGCCCGGGAAGAGACTTAAATATGGATTAATGGGGGCAGGGTTTGGGGCTTTTACGCAATGGTCGAATATATCAAAGATGTTGGGCGAAGACGCCGATACCGTTGTGGATGCATTACAGGAGGAAGCTGAAGCGCAGAAAAGTTTGGGATCACTGGCTATGGCTGCGGCAGCTTCAGTAAAGGTTTTGGGAGAAGAGTTGGATGCTTTGACTCTTATAGAGTTAAGGAAGAAAACCATAGAGACCCTCAGAAAGGAGAATCCGGAAAGTTTTGCCCGTATGGAAGGCACTAAGGAGTATAGGAATGTGCTCAAAGCATCCTCCGCAGCTCAATTGGGAGAGAGTTTAGGGGAATACGGCGCTAGAGCGAACCGACAAAAAGCTATCAGGGAGGTAACTATGGGCGTTTCCGAAACGCAAAGCGTTGGTATATTGGGTGTTGGTCGCCAAAAACTTGATCCTACGTTCGGACAAGGTATGGAGGAACAGTTGATGAAAAAATTTGGTGTCTCATCCAAAGCCGAAATGTTAGAAGCTTTAAAACTTCCGTCAACCGAAGGGGATACGAGTGACTTAGCAGTAGCCACGTACAATTACTACAAAAGAAAAAAAGAAATTGAAGAAAGTGATCCGACGATCAAGGGTGTTAAAGGGGCGGGAACAGTCACGGGCAAGCAATATTTATCGGCAATAATGGGGACGGACGCTTTCAGTTCCGATAGAATAATGGCGAGACTTCGGAAAAATGAAGGGTTTGCGGCGGGAGGTGCTAATGCTGGAATAGACGATGATTATACAGCCAAGCTCAAAGAAAGTACAATCCCCCAAATCATGGCAATGGCTACGGGTGCAGACGCCAAAGATTTTGAAAAGCAAGCTGAGTTTATTAAGAGCTTTTTGGATCCGAAACAGATAGAGGAATTTAGGGCATCCCTTATTGCGGGGGTAACTGACTTGGATACCTATAACGCCTACGTAAAGAAAGCTGAAGAGATAGAAAAACAAAAAGCCATTGATTCACAAAAAATCATTGACACGAACTTGGGTCTAATAAATTCGGTTACCTCCCTCAATAGAAGTTTCCTTCTTGTGGGGCAAGCAGCAGATCTTACCTACAAGCTTCAGCAGAAAGCCAACAAGCAATCCTTGGCCATGTACAAGGTCGACCAACAAATTTCCATGACTGGTGCCTCCTCTTTTCAAACAAAACGAGGTATGATAGATTTACAGGAAACCACGGCCAAAAACCTTGCGGTAGAGACGCGCATAAAGGGGATTGAAGGTCTAGGGGATAAGAGGACTCGAGACATTACAAAGGCTCAAGTGAAGGCCGGGTCAAAGGCGGGTATAGAGTTCTTGAAGCTAATGGAAGAAGGGAAGCTTGCTGGTAAGGGCGGAATTAACCGCGAGGCAGGAATGAAAGCGGCCAATGCGAAGATGCAGGGTATGGCGACTGAGTTTGGGGCTGCGAAAACGCCAAAAGAAGCAGCCGCTATATTGGCTAAATACATGGGAGAGCAGAATACGTTGCTCGCAAAGAAAAGCGAAGAGGGAGCCGAGCTGAAATGGGAGGAGGGTTATACTTTGTCAGCGTTAAATACTATACTCCCTGAGTTGCAAAAAATAATGGGAGACACCATTAGTGCCCGAGAATTAATACTCGCCACAGAAGAAGATCAAAAAGAGGCAGCTGAAAAAGCCAAGGAGTTGGCTATCGCTAGGTACAAGAGTGAAATTGAATTAAACGAGGAAGAGCGGAGAATGGCGCGAGGAAAGAAGGTGTTACTAGCCATTCAGGAAGAGGCGGAGGCTCGTACGCGTTTCGGTCAAGGTCAAATCGGGTTTGGGGGATTAATGAGCTCCAAGAGGGCTAATCTGGAGGCTAGGAGGGCTGCTACAGGCATGAACGAAGCGGAGATTAGAAAAGAGTTCGGCGACGAAGGTGCCGCCCTCCTTAAGGGACAGAATTTAACAGCGGCGGGTATAGCCGCAGACGACTTAAAGTTAACTATAGAAGAGTTAGATAATTCCTTTAGTGGGGCGGGTAACAATATTGTCGATTCTACCAGAATAATGGCGAACGCCTTAAGGGATGCGGCGAGTGACTTGGTGTCTTTTGAGGAGGCTACTCAATCTGCAACAGCCCGAGAAAAAGCCGAAGGATATTATAAAAAAGGTCTTATTACTTCCGATCAGTTACGTGGTCGACGGGCAGCTGACAGGTTGAATAGGAGAAGGAGGGGAGGCGCAAGATCCGGAGATATGATGGAGGCTTTCAGGGATCAATTTTTATACAATGGTCAGGACCATATGGATGAGTTTGAAGAGGGAGTGATTGGTGTCGCGGAGACAATGAAATCTTCCTTTGCTGACGCCTTTAAGTCGCTGACAAGTGGTGCCTCTTCAGGAAAGGAGGCCCTGAAGGCTTTCGCCGATAGTATATTAAACAGCATCTCTGATATTAGTGCCAAAATGGCAACTAACATGTTGTTTTCGAGTATGGGGGGCAACGCTCAGGGTGGGTATATTCCACGGTTCCAAGGAGGAGGGGTAGTAGCTGGGGGATCGGGGTTTAAGGATGATGTTCCGGCGCTGATGAGTGGAGGAGAGTATGTTATAAAGAAATCCTCTGCTCAAAAAATTGGTTATGGTACTTTAAATGCAATAAACAGTGGAGGAAGTCGCGGAGGTTCTATTCCTCATTACGCAGAGGGAGGCTCTACCGCTGGTAGTGGAGAGTTTAGCGGAACTGACATGGCAAAAATGTACGGCATATCAGCGGCGGCAAGCATGGCTTCAGGTTACCTAAATCGCCCCGACAAAACCGCCAAACAAACTTCCCGAAATTACGGATTGGGAAGAGACGAATATGGTTATTTCGGAGGAGCCGATCCTGATGCGGGAGGGAGCGATGCTATTAGAGGTGGGGGCCGCCGAGCAAGTGTTTCCTTAAACAAGGCTTTTGTTTACTATAGGCGCGATCCAGTAACGGGTCAGTTGATTAGTGAAAGAGCTCGTCCAACAGAGGGTCGTTTTGAAACTAGTAGCCTCTTATCAACGCGAGCGATGTTGCGGGAGGATGACCCTCAGACGGCTAGGATATTCAGCAAGGAGGGAAAAATGGCCGAATACCAGCAAACCCGGGCCGATTGGAAAAAGAACAAGGAGGACACTCTTAAGGCCCACTACAAGGCTCAGAATGCTCGTACCATAGGGGCGTGGGTAAATGCCGCGATGATAATCGCGGGGGGCTACAAGAGTATTGGGGCTGATTGGTCAGCCGCTACATCTGCGGGTGGGGCCACGCAATCTACGAGACCTTTTAAAGTGGGATCCGGCGAAATAGTGGTTGCAAGAGGAGGTTCAATTCCCAAGTTTGGTGGAGGAGGAAAAGTTTCTCCTGCGATGTTAATGGGTGGCGAATATGTGATGAGCCCCGAGGCTGTCAGGACTCATGGTGTAAACTTCATGAGCGAATTGAATCGTGGTAATGTTCCCGGCGGGGCAGGTGGCGGTTTCTTCATGGGGGGTGGCGGAGGGGCCGTGTCTGGGTCTGCTCCGACAACCAACAATGTAAAAATCAATATCAATATCGACAAGAGCGGCAAGGCCGAGGTTGGCTCAAGTACCGAACCGCTTTCTGATGGAGGACAGGACGAGAGAGACACCAATAACGAAGCACAAGACAACAAGAATATGGCCGAGTTATTGCAGGGTGTCGTCTTAAGTGAGATAGCCAAACAGCAACGACCGGGAGGACTGCTTCAGAATGCAAGACCTTAGTGACGTGCTCTCTCTAGTTCTTTAAGTCTGTTTTCTATCTGCGAAAGCTTCTGTTCAAGCATTTCAATGGCTTGATTATAGATGGTATGTACGTTGGGACTGTTGGGGGCCATCAAGGGGAGGTTATTTTTCGGGGAAAAATCTTTTGTGATGGTGCATACCTTACAATAACAATCTTCAAAGTTGAATTCGCGATCAATATATATGACTTGTTTGGTTAGCATCATTTCACCAACGCTTACCCCAAGAGGCAGCCTATACGAAAGCCTAAGCGTGGATTCCATGGGGGTACTTTTGATGCTCTCCACTTCCCGTTGAACCATGGGGGTGCTTTCCGCTGGTTCGAATTGGAGTTTTACTTCAACGGGAATATCCCTTTCGTTTATGGCAGTTACTTTGCCCTCAGGAATCTGCGTGTATGCCCCCGCCTTGTGTATTTCCACTTGGGAGACTTCTCCTTTTTCGGTGACTTTTGCCACCCTTATCTCGCATTGTTGTCCCGTAATGTTTTGGGTGGAGTTAGATACGATTCCTTCCTGACAGTAAAGGATTTCTCCCACATCCAGATTATAGCCTCCCTTAACTAGCTCAACACCCGAAACTCTCCATTCCTCGTAGTGAAGGTTAATACTGTCTCCCGGCGTTATTTTGTAGTTATAATTTCCTTTTATCTTTATTTCGTTTTCCTCGGGGGAAGTAAAAGGTCTCTTGATATTTAATTCCTCGGAGCTTTCTATTTTAAACAATGTTTCATTCGAGGCTATCTTTAAAAGGGCGTTATGCGGTGTGGCTATTTTTCTATTGTTAGAAACTATATAGAGCTTGTTGGAGCTTCTGAGGATTGAACCTTCAAATACTTCGGCTTTCATTACTGTATTATACGTGTCTATGGTAGGAGTTTTCCAAAAATCCAACGACAATTTGCAGATTATAAGGGATGTCAGGGTTTGCAAAGCTTCCATCATACCAAAAATTGGAATCGTTTCCATACTGTACGAAAAGTTTAACAGATGACTGGCTTTCTTTAGTTTCCAGCATCTTCACAGTAGGGTATACACGGTTTACATTGGATGCCCAACTAAAGACGTCATTGGGGGTGGTAACGCCACCAATAGGTATAAGCGCCCGAACTACTTCCGGTTGAGGGGTTGGTTGTCTGTATGCGTTATCGTACCACGACCAACTGCTGTAGACCTGTATAATTGGAGTGGGTTGTGTTAAGCTATTAAGGGGTTCATTAAAGAAAATTTCTATGGTTGTGCAAAGCAACGGGAAAGACGCTTCGTAGTCGTCGGGATCTTTCCCGCCATGCTTCGTTATTACCCTTTCGAAAGAGTTTTCTATTATTTGTACATCTTTAATGTTTCTTCCCACCAAGTTGTTTTTGTCGATTTGTTTAATATTTTCTCTTCCAACGGAGCCCACGGCCTCAACGCCAGCTGGAGTAAGGTGCCATGTGTAGTATCCGGGAGGTTGCGGTAAGAACCATTCAGGTTTCATCTCCTGCCAATAAGTTGGATATAGGCTATCGCCGCCTGCAGGTCCATAGACCGCAGGTCTGCAGGGTTTGAAACTAAAATCGCACCACGCTTTATAGCTTAGATCTTTGTCTTTTGTCGTAATCATACTTTCCTCAACAACAAGAAAAGAAGTTGGGTTTTCTGTAGTTTTGTATCTTCCGTGTTCGGTTCCCCCAAATGATATATTTATGTTTTCTAAACCGTCTACAAAAAACTTGGTTGCAAGCTTGGAAAATTTAATACTGGGGTCTGTAAAGATAGTGGCTATTTCTTCTGTCGCGGGCCCGGGGCTTTCTCCAGAGTCTTCTGGGGGTGTCCTTGTGTAAGTTACGGTTTTTGTTTTGGGAGATCCGTCATCATTGAAATGAGCAAGATAAGAGAGTTGATCGAAAACTCCAATACAGAATTGGGCATTGTCGACGCTTACAACTTTTGATTTTGGACCAGCTCCCGGCAGAACTTCTAAGATGTCAGAAACTTTTTGCCCCGGCTCCAAAAGCATATAATCCCTGAAGACAGTTGAGTTTTCTGTATTGGCTTCGTTGTACTCTGTGGGCTTAATTAATACGCTGGCGTCTTTTTGGGCTTGTCCTGCGACATCGGTGGCCACATTTCCGAACTTTCTACCACTTATAGAACCGGCTATTGCATTTCGATCAATTATAAATTGAGGCGCGCGCCACAGGGGTATTCTATTTACCACAGGCGTGTTAGGGTTTCCCGGTGTTTTGTGAACCTCATACAAGTCTTCGTTACCTGTGGTATAATAGTAAACGATTCCAGCCGCTTCAGCAAATATATCGTCAATTTGAGTTTGGTTAAGTATAAAGTTGCCTTCTTGAGAGCTTTCGGATTCATCTATGGCCAGTTGGGTCATCCCGTTAGGGAAGGTTTTCATCGATGCCAAGTAAGGGTAGTCTAGATTAAAGGCTTGTGCCGGTGAGACAAATTGGGAATCCAGCAGGTTTCCTTCAGAGGGAAATACTATTCCTGATATGGGTTCTATGTAGCAGCCGAGAATGTCGTAGCCTCCCAAATGACCCGCGCTGTTGTCTGTGTTTCTATAGTCCCAAGTCTCACTGCTATCGTCATTGGTGTTTATAGTGTTGTCATATACCCTGTTTGAGTTTTTAGTGGCTACTATGGTGGAGTTTCCTACGCTGGTTCTTCCTTCGGTGTCATGGGCTTCTACTACGATGTCAAATTTACGAATTGGTAATGAAAGTCCCGACTGCACCAAATACCCACTTGCATCGTTTTTGAAGTAGTTCTTATTTATCGCTACTCCTCCTCCAGCCACAGAGTTTGAGTGGTTGTATGCGTCGTAAATATTGGGGTTATTGTAATCTGTGCCGAATGTAAATGAAGGGGCACTCATTACGGTCGAATTGTAACCGGTGAACTCAAAATATATGTTTGTGCTGGGTGTGTTTTTTGAGCTGGGATCAGCTGGTTCTCTTATTGTTATTCGATAGTCTACTTCATCATTGGTTATATAAATTCCCGGTTCATCAAATTGTATGTTAATTCCGGCTTGCCAAGTGAAGTTCGGGGTGTTTCCCGGAATAGGTATAGAGTTGACTGAAGTGGGTTTTTCTCCCGGAGTTCCCCCAGTTCCGCTGGGGATATTGGAAGTGGTTAATCCGTAAATGTCAATCGCATTAGCTAAACTTTGGGTTCCTATAATATCCTCTTTGGCGAGTACTCCTATAGCTCCGCAAGGGGCCAATACCCCGTAGGGAGAAATAGCAAAAACACTAATATGGTGGTCTACCTGTTCCGAGATAAATACGTTCCCTTCTATTATATCTGAGGGAAGCCCGTCGGAGTTAAGTTGTCTTTTGGATTCGTCAGAACCGGGGATTACGAGTTGATGGTAGGGTTCGTGATAAAGTTTGTAGCCGGTTGCGTCTGTGCCATTGTACCCTAGATCTGTAGGGGTGTCCCCGGGGATTGTCGTAAAATCTTCGCCTGTTTTAATGGCAACCAAATAATCTATTGAATTGTTTATTGTTCCGTCTTCAATGGAACTATAACCAACCGCCATGAAGGAAAAATTTAAAAGTTCATATTGTTGTTGATCTGCTCCTCCTATTTTGGGGTCTCTTCGTCCTACCGAAAGACTTTTTACGCAATTTGGTTTACTCTTCAGGAAAGAATTTTCGAAGGTAACTTTCTGTTCAACATTGTCATATTTTCCGCTAAAATAGGAAAGCGCCGAAATGTCATAAGTCTGGTCGGTGTTTTCCTTGGAGTTTATTATTCGGAAGTTAGAGAAGTTTCCGCTGTAAAATTCCTTATCAGTTTCATCATATGGTTCCACGCTCCACACTAAATTTTCTCCGCTAAAATATCCTCCAGAATATTCGACTGAAGTGTTGGAGTTTCCATCCACATTTACGCCACTGTTGATGTACCCTGTTATTACATAATTATCAAAATCTAGTTGATTGCCGGTGGGTGCGTCGAAGTCCGCGTTAGCAAAATAGGATTGATTAAATGGAGCGCCCGTCTTGAAGAAGATCTGAGTGTTAACCCCGCTTCCCCCTAGTTCAAAATCGGATCGATAGTCTCCTGTCGTGGTGGTGGTATGGGCTCCACTGAAGTATAAGGTTTGCAGGTTGCTTCTCTTGAGTTCTCTTATTCCGCTTGAGTTTAGCCCCTCTACGCTAGCGTCATAGTTGTATGTTGGGGTAAGTAGGGAGAATTTGTAAGCTTTGTCCGCGGTGAAATTCAAGGCTGAATCTAATATAACACTATTGTAGGCAGGGTTGTTTATGGCGCTGCTAGCGGGGCTGTCGGTGGGGGTTAGTCCGTTAACCATGTTGGTTCTGCCGCTATATTTCAGCGGGCTTATATTGTTATCATAAATTTGAACTATATCGCCGGGTTTAAGATAGGCTCCTGCTGTTCCCATTTTAAAACTTACCGAATCTGTTTCGTCTTTTTCGCTCGCCAATATCCACAACCCAAACCTTCGGGCTTGGCCCCGGCTTGTGCACCCTATAGCGGCGGTTTCTATTTGGCGGATGCCGTATTTCTTGATTGCTTCTTCGTCAGAAACATATTCTATGGCGGGTTGGAAAAAGTTTCTTTTATCAATGTACCTGACGAGAGCCACCGTATGACGAGCCTTCTTGGCAGATGATGCGTACGTAAAGTCTCCGTCAACCACATTTGAGTTATTAAGTTGGTAAATGGGTTTCTTGTAGGCGTCCTGAACTGCAAAAACCAAACCGTTTGAATAATAGGTCAATCCACGAAAGGCCGAGGCCAAATCGTTTATTAGTTTGTACGCTTCCTCTCTCGATATTATAAGATGGTTTAGGGTGAATCGAGGTTCAACTGACCCGTAGCCGTCTGGCACAAGGACATCGCAATACTGGGCTATTTCGTACAAAGCCCATTTGTCTATTTCCGATTCTTTTAAATACCCCCCTAATCCGTATCGGGGGTTGGTGAGCATGTCGTAGAAACACCAAGCAGGGTTATCACTCCATACTTTTTCATCTAAAAAATTTCCATCCCAAAAATTGGCAGGATCAGTGCCGTAATTATTTGATGGATTGGTGGTGGGGCTCACTCCCCCACTTTGACCGTAGGTTTTCGTTACAGGGTCATAGTTATTTGGGATTTTTATTTTTTGCAGTTTCGCGTCATAAGCTCGTGCGGGAATTCGACTAAAGTTATCGGCGTCAAATTTGGAATAAACCATGGCGGTATAGGGATAGCGCAGTTTGGTTCCGTAAATTTCTACGATTGAGTCCACAAAAGTTACCGCCCTAAAAAAGGAGGTAAGCGGTTCGGGGGTAAGCCTTACTATTCTTACTCTCCATCCGTCAAAGCCGTCTTCGTCTTTATAGTTCCCCACGTCCGCCTCTAGGTTTATTTTGGTAGAACGAATGTATCCTTGGTCTATTTTACCGAACACCCTTTCTGTTACTGGTCCATACCACTTGGTTTGTCTTTTTTTTGTTGTTATGTCGTCGTTGGTAGTTGGATTTTTAAACTCACTGTCGGAGGGTAAGCTAAACCTCTCATCAAAAACAGGTTGGTAATATATCCAGTACTCCACGGTACGGGCTTTTATGTCGCCGTACCCTACTGGGCCAGTATCAAACATCATCGGTGCCGGTTTGATTCTTTTGAAGGTTTTTGGGGCGTTAGGATTTCGTATACTTTCGCTGAGGGCTGATACCTTGACATTAACGATTAACGAACTGCATTCGCGGTTGAGTACAGTATAAGTCTTGGCGTTTTTATCTATTTTGGTGTTGGTTTTTAATTCCGCTCCCGTGGAGTACGTTGGAGCGTTTTCGTTTCCTTTAATGTCGGGTCCGTAAAGTCTTTCTCCGATATTTCGGTTGACGCTTAAGTCTAAAATTTCTGAAGCGGTCAATCCTCCCATGTTGGCATTTAAGGATGGCAAGTTTCCCCCCGGTTCACCATTGACCCATTCCACGTTAATACTTTGAAAATTGTAATAACCGTCTTCATCAACCACCGGCACTTGATTCCAATATACGGATCGGAGAAATCCCAAAGATGGCAACGGGTTATCTAGGTCAAAGCTCGTTCCTGTGGCTTTGTAGCGGTTATTGGGATCGTAAGTTCCAAAGGGGGAACCTTCATCGGGAGTAACTACTTTCTGGAACCCCGTTTCCCCTGCTGTTCCGAAATAGTCGTAGCGTCCACTAACCAGTCCCTGTATGGGTCCTTCGCACAGTAAGTCGGCAACCTCTATGTGAGACTCAGAAACAACCGGAATGCCGGTATTTCCCCCGCTCGCAACAGCTCCTATGTCAGTTACGTTAGGTCTTGCTTGTTCTACATATTCTCCCATTTACTTTTTTCTCCTTATCCGCCCGGGGTTCCTGACCAGTCTGAGTCGTATTGCACCCTGCGCTTGAGACGTTCTCCTGCCGATGGATTAGTTACCCTATAAATCAGTCCTTTGGCTGCATTTCCCCATGTCTTGTTCAGGGAGATATCCGCAGCCGTGTCAAGTGTATCCAGAGAGGTTTGAATGACGTGACTTCCGACTAGAAGTCTGCCGTACCCTACAAAAACAGGGCCACCTTCCCTTACGGTATTTTGGGGACCACTAAACATGTAGGAGGGTTTCCCTCCCCCTTCAATTTCTCTTACGTCTTCAAATTTAGGGGTGGGGGTAAGGAGGTTAGATACTCCTGCCGCCAAAAGCCCTATACCTGCCATTATTAAATAAGGATTGCCTCCCATCCAAATCCCAACAGCTATTAATATAATTCCGGCAATTATTGCAAAGATAGACTTTGAATCCGCTTTTTTTTCGGCGGATGATTCTCCTTCCATTACCGGAACTATATCGATTGTTTTAAGCTCTTTAAACTTCATCGCCAGTTCTGATGACCTGATTCCCTCTTCGGTGTTTGGGTCTTTGCCTTCTTCTACCAAGAAATCTTTTTTGTTTATTAATACCCTGTATTTAATATTTTTCTCGTCATTTTCTATAAGAGATTTATAGAGCGTTTTGCAGTTGGCCTGAATCCCTCTCATAGCTTCTCCCACGCTGCTTGCAGCCAAGTCAAAATGTTGTCTTCCTACCTGTTCCGACAGGACACCATGCAAAGTTATGTGTGTTAGTTTTCTCATTGGGGTCTATAGGCGTAAATTATTCGGTTGGAAAAGGAGGTGCTCACCCTTTCTGTAGTAACATGTTTGTTTCTGGGGTGATGGATAACCATATTATTTCCTAAATACACTGCTAAGTGAAGCGGAGTATCGTTTTCCCGCAATCCTATCACTAAAATATCGTTCTTCTTTAAGTCCTCCATTTGGGATACAGCTATCTTTAGGAAATCTTTTTTAGTATAAGATACCGCTACTTCGTCAATAAGGTCTATAGCTTTCTGTAGGTTTTCTTTTTGAGCTCCAAAAGAGTAAGCTTCACACACCTCCTGAGGAAGTTTAGCCTGTGTGTTTTTGTTTATATAGTCTCGGACCAAAGTAAAACAATCGTTTACCCCAACTTTGAAAGGCTTGTTGAGGTACAGCGTCTTGTGCTTTTTGGGGTTAAATTCGCGAAAAGAATTATTTTTGATGTTAAACATTATGTAGTTAACGTTGTGGTAGGAACTATTTGTCTTGTCCGCTTCCGAAAACTCTTCTTCTTCTAAGTGGGAATGGTAAACGCTTTTAATTTTTCCTCGGGAGGAGCACTTCAGGTAGTCCAGTGGGTCTAGGGAAAAGCTGGTTAGCGGGGAAGTGGAAATGTTTCGGCATTTAAAAACTTTATAGGCGGTATCTTTTTTAACTATCAAACCACAGCACTCGTTTGGGGAGTCTTCCAAGGCGTGGGACTTAATGTGTTCTTTTATGTGTTGTGTTAGTTTCATTGGGACCTAAAGGTTTGTTGTATTTGGGTGGCGGCGGGGAATCCTCCGTAGGGAAGACCGCCCTTGTCGGTTGCTGCTGCAGCAGCTCCTCCTATAACGCAAACGCTCCCTTCCTTTTTGATTGCTCCACCTTTATTGATGGCTTTGGTCCCCCATCTTAATCGGCATCCCGTTAGACTTTTCGAGCATTGGTCTGCAATCCAATAAGTTGAGTTGGGAGGGGGAAACCCGCTGTGAGTTTTTTGGCATACATAATAATATTTTAAATCGTCTTTTACCGTATAGACGTAATCTCCGACGTTATACTGGAGAGAGCTTTGCCAGAGCCCTTTGTCGTCAAAATTGGACCTTTTAAGTTGGCTTCCTAAAGCTTCAATTACTTTTTCGTCATTGTCTGTAGCTACCGGTGGGGCTTCATCCGGAAGCAGGGTTTCCCCCGAATCTAACCCTGCCTTAGTAATGATCGGGGGGGTGGAGTCTTCCATTTTAGAGAGGGTAACGTCTGTTATTTTCCAATTTGCGTATCCCGTGTTCCAGACTTGAAGCATCCCATTACTGCCTGTTCCCACAGCTCTATCGTTAACTTTAAAGTGCAAAGTGATGGTGCCTTCTTGGTTTGGTGTATTGCTGTTTGACCATGCTTGTTTCCAGCCTACTTTGCTTTGTATAGTGGTGGCATTTACTATTTGAAACTTTGGGTAGGTGCTTGCCGCGTTTAAAAAAGTTAAATTAAATTTTAATTGATATTCTTCCTTGGGGACCACGGGGAAAGCGGGAGAGTTGGCTACTGAGAAGTTTACATTGTGTCCACTCGGTCCCGCATTTCTTATGGCGGCGGTTATTCCTGTGTTAGATGTATTGCTGGTGAGAGTGTCGTAGCTATAATCTATTGTTCCCGTTTCGTCGTCCTGTATTGTAGCGCTTAAAGTTCCGTAAAGTCGCTCAGATCCAACTGCGTACTGGCTGGACGGGGGAGAGACCGATATATCATCACTTATCGTAAACGTCGCACCGCTTGTAAAGTTAATAACGTAGCCCGTATGAAAAATGGTGTTGATGGGGTCTACCCTTATACTGCTTCCAATATCTAAAGAAATGCCGTCAGCTACTACTTGGTCTCGGGCGCTTGCATTAGCCCAGTTTCCAGCTCCGCTTCCAGACCAAATCGACGACGCGATCTTGTAGCTTTCGATATCATACTTGTGCTGGTACCAGCATCCGGGTCCCCGATAGTCAAACATGCAACGGTTAGCCAATATCATTCTTTTAGGAATTTGTATTCCTTCCAAGTCTAAATTAGAAGAAAGTTGGTATCTTAAAATTGATTTGTTTTCTGATTCTTTTCTTTCTATATAATATATATCACGGGGAAGTTCCGCATAAGGGTCCGGCTCGAAACCTAACGGTATTTCTCCCAAGTTTTCAGTAGCCATGTCTTCTAAAGCGTTCGGAGAAACTTTTCCTTCCGCATTTACCGCTAAAAAATTATCTATGTCCAAATATTTGGCGAAAGTTCTTATCCGCGTTACTTTGGCCCCCACTATGTCTCCAAATTTTCTTATCTGATGCCTGAGGAGGCCCATTAGGTCCTGCTGGGAGCCTTGGGTTGCTATCATTAGAACTGGCGTTGGGAGCGTTCCCCGGGAGGAGGTCTCGAACCCTTCTCCTTGTATGGGGGCTGGGTAGTAGGTGTTTCCCTGCCATTTTAAAAATGAATTGAAAACATTAATACTGTTGTGGAAACGTAAAATATTATCTTGAACGGTTTGAGTCACTCCGTAAGCGTCTGCCTCCGCCCCGAGATTGGATATATTGTTTGACTCCATTACATTGGTGACATCTATTTCAAAGAAGGTCACAATCGCGGACGGGTTGAGGTTGGCGAGTTCTGCGCTAACAGATTTGAAAGAAGACTGGGCTCTGTTCTTGGTCGGAGAGTAGGGCATTTTTAGTTATTTTTTTGCACAAAGGTGGCTTTGACCGTATAGTTATTGTGAAAAGAAAAGTTGCTGGAGAAGTTGGGGCATATAAACTTCTTCCTATAACCGCCTCCCGGTATATCCGCGTAAGGTTGAGGGAGATTTTGTACGATAAAGCTTTCGGTTCCTTTCCGGGCCCTAAGGAAGTGCAGAATAGCCGTGGTTTCTGTCTCGCTTCTCAGGTCGAATGACAGGTCTAGGGTTATTAGTGTGTTAAATATCCCGTCAGGAATCCTTTCTTCATAACCGTTGCCAAAATTTACGGTCAAAGTTCTCGGTTTATGGCTAGTGGTGACATTGTAGGAGGGTGTCCATGTAAAAAATGGGACAGAGGCTCCATTTGAATCAATGTATCCGGTCCAGTATTGATCATTGTTGGTTGGTGGGGTAGCGTTTGTACTGCTTTTTGAGGCATAATAATATTTAATTTTCGTGGGGATTCCTGTATCTCCGATGTTTTCCCTCAGCAAAACGATATTGTTTTTCGAGTAAGATGTAGTGTCCGCCCAATCTTTTACTGTGTAAATACTTTCAGCCATTTTCCCTTAATCCTTTATTTATTATATTACACGTAAAAACAAGTGTAAAATAAAGATAAGGTAATGTTAGGAAGAATTAGGAGAGAGGCTGAGAAAATCACCATTAACGGTAGTGGTATACA